CGCCCGCCGAGATTGAAGCGATTGTCGCAGGAGCGCCTATCCATGTGACGCTGTTGGGTTCCGCACATCCCCCGATCCTGTTGGCGATGGGCAAGGTGCCAGAGTAAATGGCTGTCGAAGCAATCAACAGAGACGCAGGGATTGTGCTGATGTGCGATGGCTGCACTTGGCCTGTGTCTGTGTGGCTGGACGATGATGGTGAGGAATGTGAATCGCAGGACGCTATCCTTGCAGTTGTTGGGCCGTGCAATGATAAATACCGGAAAGAGTTTTGGTTCACTCTTGAGTTGAGCGACTTCCAAAGCGTGGCGGTGCAATAATGGCCGCGAAAACAGCCCAACAACGTCGCATCGAGCAACTTCTCCGCACGCAAACCGCAGCCATCCGCAAGGCGTTCGTGGAAGCCATGGCAAAGGCTAGCTTAGGCATCGACACGGCGGGGCTGATCCGGTTGCTAGAGGCGGGCAACATCGAAGCGGCGGCGGCACTGTTCAAGATTGATAGCGGCGTGATGTACCCATTGCAGCGCGCTATTCAGGATGCTTTCATCGGTGGTGGCTTGGCGGTAACGCAGGATCTGCCGAAGGGCTTGGCGGGGCGCTTTTCGTTTGACGGGAACCATGCGCGGGCAGTTGCGATTGCCACAGAACAAGCGGCGGCGTTGGTCACGAATGTAGGTGACGACGCAATCCTGAACGCGCGCAAGGTCATTGTGGACGGGCTGAAAAACAACAGATCAACAAACACAATCGCCAGAGACTTAGGTGGGCGGCTGAAATCAGCGCGGCGCGTGGGCATCATCGGACTGGACGGGCCACAGACAGACCGCATGATAAACCTGCGATCCATGTTGAGCGACCCCGATCGCATAGGCGAATACTTCAAAGACAAGGGCATGAAAACGCCCCGCTACAAAGAGGCAAACCGCCGCTTTGACGGCATGGTCCGCAAGGCGATCAAAGACGGCAAGGCACTCAGCCAAGCGGACGCTGACAGATTGGTTGAGGCGTACAAGACAAAGGCCACAGGCGCGCGGGCAAAGCGCGTAGCAGAGGCCGAGGCATTCAAGGCCCAAACCCAAGGCCGCGACGAAGCCTATGCGCAAATGCTTGAGCGCGATGATGTTGAAGGCGTCACAAAGGAATGGCGGCGCGGCTTTGCAGACGACCCCCGTGAAGACCACAGCGCGATGGACGGTACGGTGATTGAATTCAACGAGACGTTCAACTTCCCCGACGCTTCAATGAAGCACAGCCACGATCCGGCAGGCGGGCCAAAGCACAACGTCAAATGCTCATGTTTCACGTTTTACCGCGTGCGAGTTCCGAAGGGGTAGCCCATGGCAGGCAAGACATTCACGGCGCAGCTTGCGGACTTTGAAAAGCTGACCACGCAGAACCTGAAATATGTGGCAGTCGAGGCAATTCAGGACGTGGTATCAGCAGCTCAAACGGCACAGCGCGGCATCACATTAGGCGCGACTTCGTTTGTCGAGGGCAAGATACCCGAAGGCAAAACGAAGAACCTAAAGAACAGCCTGACATCCAACGGCACCGAGGGCGAGACAAGCTATACGGTGGCGCTGGGGGCGTATGATATAGGCGACACGCTCACATTTGCTTGGACCGCGCCTTACGCACTCAGGATGGAGTTGGGGTTTACAGGTGAGGACAGCAAGGGCCGGACCTACAATCAAGCGGGACGCCACTTCGTCGGGGCCAACGCCCGCAAGTTCCCCGAGTTCGTGGCGGCGCGCGCCAAAGAGGTGAGCAAGTGAAAGAAACCGACATAAGCCGCGTTCTACGCGCCCGCCTCAAAACCCTAACGCCCGCATATCCGATCCTGTACGAAAACAAAGACAAGCCGGAGGCAATGATGCGGCCCTATTTGGTGACAGACGTTATTCGTGTTTCGCGTCGCAATCCCGGCGTCAAAGGCGGCGCAAGCGGAGTAATTGCGCGGGGATTCTTTCAAGTCACGGTTATTACCGACCTCGACCAATTCGACACATTGGCGCTGACAGTTTCAGGAAGTATCGCGCTGCATTTCCCGAAGGCTTTGCGCATGACGGACGCAGCAGGAACGGTCGCAATAATAGATGAGCCAAACATTTTGAAGGGCATACGCGACGGTTCGGATTGGCGAACAGATGTCCAGATTGACTATGAAACATCATAAGGAGGCCGTCATGGCAAAGAAGAAAACCGCTCCGGCGGTGCAAGAATCTGTTGAAGCGCCAAAGGCCGCAACGCCTAATCGCGCAACGCTGAAAAACACCAAAGCCGGAAACGGCGCAATCGGCGCAATCGCGCGCCCGTTGCAAAAAGACGCCGCCGCATGGCGCGCAATCGGCTGGATCGACGCCGAGTAAGTTTGCCCCGCCTGCGGGCTGCCCTACGGGGCGAACGGTAGGCAATTCCCCAACTCTGGACAGACAACACCCGCTCCGGCGGGCCTGTCCGCTTTGCCAAATGAAAGGGCAATATTATGGCTACCAGAAATCAAATCGGTAAGAGCATCTTTTACTCTACCGCACTCCCCGCGACCAATGACGCGGCGGGCTTCGAGGCTCTCACATGGGTTGAGCTGGAGTTCCCTGAGACACTCCCGCAGTTCGGTGTGACTAACAACAACATCGACGTGCCAGACCTGAAATCAGGCTTTACCAAGGGCACCAAGGGCGCGGCGTCCGGTGTGGACAGCCAAGGGTCAAACCGCATCGACGGCAGTGTTTTGGCGACGGGCCAAGCTGCGTTCAAGACGCTGTGCGACGGCGCTAGCGGGGCGTGTGCGATCAAGATTGGCACAGGCTCCGGCTCTGCTGCTGCTCTGGTGGCAACCGATCCTGTGGAGTACGCGCAGGGCTACGTTCACTCGTACCAAGAGAACCAAGCGACGGACAGTTCTTATGAAGGTTTCGTCTACAACTTCAAGCAGAACGCTCTGACGATCAAAGACGAAGAGCCTGCATAATCAATCCGCTTCGGCGGGTAATCGAGGGGTGGCGGAATGGTTCGCCGCTGCCCCTCACCATGAACCAGAACCCAAGGATTTTTCAGATGGACTTCAACAAATCTTACAATACCCGCGCTCATGCTGAGGCTGGAACGCCCATGCAGATCATGGACCCGTGGACAGGCGAGCCTGTCATGGACGGCGACAAGCCATGCCGGGTGATCGTGCGCGGGACGGCGTCTAAGTCGGTACAGGCGAACATGCGCGCCAAGCAAAAAGCGGCGATTATGTCTAAGAAGGCCAAGGGCGATGCTGCGGATGACGACGAAGCCCGCGTCATGGAAGACGTGCACAATCAACTTTGCGAAGGTGCCGCACCTTTCATCGTCGGGTTTGAAAACGTAATGAACGGCGACAAGGCAGTAACCGCAGACGATGCGTTGTGGTTCCTTGACCTGACATTCCCAGAAATGGGTGTGAAAGAAGATGCGGACGGCGAGGCTGTTCTGGACAAAGACGGATCGCCAGTTTTCGAAATGAAGAACAACCCGTTTGCAAAGCAGATCGGCGAGTTTGCTAGTAAGCAGGCGAATCGGATGGGAAACGCGCCGAAGGGCTAACCCTCTACGCGAAACAGCTTGGCTACCTCCACGCATTTCCAAAAGATCAAAAGCGGTGCCGTCTGGATCAATGGAAAGATGCGGGCGTTACTGACTTTGGTCTGCCGGAACTGGACCCCGATGAATACATGATCGGCCTGTTTTTCGATCTTGGCCCGACACGCAGCAACGGCATGACGGAAGGCCCGACAGACTGGGATATTCTATTGCCATACGTCACAGCCAAAGGGCTAGACGCAGACGATACCAGCATCTTGTCTGATATGTGCAAAGCCTACCATGCCGAGCGTGACAAAGGCACTAACGCGCTGGCTATTGCTCCGGTGGATAGGCCAAAGGCATCCCGTTAGCGGGGTGTCTAATCAGCAGAATGTACAAGATAGGATTAGATTAAATGAGCCAGAACTTCGCAGATCTGATCCTTGGTGCCGACACTCGCGGACTACTCAAGGGCAAAGACGCCTTGGAGGCAACCACGAAAGCAGGTGCGGCCACTGAAAAAGCTGTTGGTGGAAGCGAAAAGGGTTTCAAGAAGGCTGGCGACAGTGCCAGACGGGCCGCGCCACAGGTTGAGCGTTTCGGTAAGGCGACAAGCGCAGCGCAGGGGGCCGCAGTCGCAGCTACGCGGGTTCTTGTCGGGCTTGCGGGCGCTTTCGTTTCCATGCAGGCAATCGGCGCTTCAGTAACGATGGCGCGCAGTTTTAATGCGGCTATGGCTGAAACCTCAACACTGATCGAAGGTACTCCGCAGCAGCTAAAAGAAATCGAGGCTGCTGCGAAATCAATGTCTGGTGAGTTTGGCGGTAGCGCCACCGCGCAGGTCAAAGCATTTTATCAAGCCCTGTCAGCGGGCGCGGACGGTGTGGCTGGGGCGACTACCGTGCTGGACCAAGCGAATAAGCTTGCGGTCGGCGGTGTCACTGATGTGACGACAGGTGTTGATGCGCTCACAACCGCCATGAACGCATACGGGCCGAATGTATTGAGCGCCGCTCAGGCATCGGACGCAATGTTTGTTGCCATGCGGGCAGGCAAGACGACCATCGGCGAACTGGCAGGAAACTTGGGGCAGATCGTGCCCATCGCGTCATCTGTTGGCGTGTCCTTCGATGAGGTCACGGCAGGCATCGCGGCGCTCACCACACAGGGCCTTTCAACATCGGCTGCAACCACAGGGTTGCGGCAGGTTCTTGCTGCTGTCATTAAGCCCACAAAAGAAGCAACAGACGCGGCGGCGGCGCTGGGTATCGAGTTTGATGTGCAGGCCGTAAAGGCTAACGGGCTGTCCGGCTTTTTGCAGGATGTGATCGAAAAGACAGGCGGTAATGAAGCTGCTATGGCGCAGCTTTTCGGGTCCGTTGAGGCGTTAGGTGCAGTGTTGGCATTCGCGGGTGGCGCGGGCGGTACTTTTTCCAGCATCATGGAAGATATGGGGATGAAGGCTGGCGCGACCGATGCCGCCTATATCAAAATGTCTGATAGCCTGAACCAGCGATGGATTGTTGTAGTTGCGCAAGCGCAGAACGTAGCGCTAAGTCTCGGTAATGCGCTCATCGCTGTGATTGTGCCGGCGTTCGAAGGAGCCGCACAAATCGCAGGATTTTTGGCCGGTAACATCGACATTCTGACTGTGGCTATGACCGCTCTTGCGGCAACCGCCATCCCGCGCGCCATCGCTGCCCTTGTGACATACGCGGCAGGTATGACAGCAGCAGGCGCTGCCACGGGCATTCTGACAGCCGCTGCGACCGCTGCTCGTTTCGCCTTGTTTGCGCTCGGGGGTCCGGTAGGCATTATATTCGGCCTACTGACTGCGGCTGCGGGCGCGTTTTTGCTGTTCCGCGACAATGCAGGAGAAGCCGAGACCGCGGCTTACGACGCACAGGCAGGCTCGCTCGCTCTTTCTGCGGCCCTTGAAGAAGTGACTGCGGCGGAGCCAGCATCGAGCGCCGCTGTGATCGCATTGGCGAACAACAACGTGAAGCTGGCTGACAGCGCATATGAGGCTGCTACGGCAGAGCTGGCGAAGCGTAGGGCTATGCTGGGCGAGGCTGAAGCTGTGGCGGGCGGTGGCCGTTCTCGCAGGGGCGCAATACTGGGCAATGAGCGCCTAGTACGTGAGGCAACAGAAGCCCAAACCGCAGCGGAGAACGCACTGGCCACCGCTATCCGTGATCGCAAACTGGCGTCTGAAGATATTGCGATGACGCTGCCGACAGTGGTGCTGGAAACAAACGCCGTGACCAGTTCAACACGAACCGCCGAGGATGCGGCAAAACTGTTGTCGGATACGTTGGCGGGAAGTGGCGGAAGCACGGCGGGCGCTGCTAAGGAAGCTACCAAAGAGCTTGAGGCGATGGCTGACGAAATTAAGCAATTAGAGTTCGATGCAGACCCTCTTAAGAAGTACAACGCTGAGATCGCCAAGTTGGACAAGTTGGTGAGCGCGGGACTTTCCGATGGCGCATACGAAAAAGCCGTCAAAGACCTCAACGAAGAATTTGCAAACAGCGACCCGATTATCTCTGGCATTGGCGATGCAATCGGAGACTTCGTGGCAGGCGGAATGCGCAACCTTGGCGATCTGCTCGACAGCTTCAAAAACATGATTAAGCAGATGATTGCCACGGCGATTGCAAACCCGATCAAGCTGGCGTTGTCGGCAGCATCAGCATCACTCGGCGGTGGCGGCACCGCAGCGGCGGCAGGCCAAGTAGCCGGCGCACCGGGCGGCGGCGGAATACTTGGCGGCTTGGGCAGCAATCTGCTTGGCGGTTTTGGCGATGCTGGTTCCATTCTTGGCCTTGGCGGTCTTGGGGGAGGGACTGGATTGCTTGGCGGTCTTGGCAACGCGGTATCCGGCGGTTTGGGCAACCTCTTCAGTTTCGGAGCAAACGCAGCAGCGGCGGGCGGTGGGCTTGCGGCGTCCATTGGTGCGGTCATCCCCGTGCTAGGCATCGCTGCGGCTGCATTTTCATTCTTCCGCAAAAGCACCAAGGAACTTGACGCCGGGATGCGTGTCACCATCGACGGCATGGACGCTCTAGTTGAGACATTCCAGATCATCGAAACAAAGCGTTTCTGGGGTCTTTCCAAGAAGGTCAGCACGTCATTCACTGCGGCGGAGGCCAGTGTCGCTGATCCTCTCGAAGCTATTGTGGCACAGATGCAGGGCAGCGTTCTTGACGCAGCAGGCTCGCTCGGCGTGGGCGCTGAGGCGTATGAGGCTTTTGCGCATGAGGTCCAGATATCTACGAAGGGCTTGAGCGAAGAAGACGCACAGCGCGCCGTGGTAGAAGCTCTGAACGGCATCGGGAACGCATTTGCTGCACTGACCCCAGACCTTGAGAAATTCATGCGCGAGGGCGAAGAAGCTGGCGATACACTGACACGGCTCGCAAGTGATCTCGGCGCGGTTAATCTTATGATGGATACGCTCGGCCATACACTGCAAGAAGCTACTGTTATCGGTGCTGGTACGGCGTCGGACTTTGCTGCCATGTTTGGCGGTATTCAGGCGATGAACACGGCCACTGCGGCGTTCTTCACCGGCTTCTACAGCGAGGCAGAACGGTTCGAGACGGCCACGCGGCAGGTCGAAGCGCAGTTTGCATCCCTGTCGCTGACCATGCCCCAGACCCGCGACCAATTCCGCGCGATGGTGGACAGCCTGGACTTGACCACAGAGAGCGGAAGACGCATGTACGCGGCGCTGGTATCCATGTCGAGCGCACTTGATGCCGTCCTGCCCGCCGTATCGAGCTTCACGGCGCAAATTGCGGCGATGGTGGGAGCGATCAGCACGGAAATCGACACAATCATCGGTGAAGCCACGACCGCAATGCGATCAAATGAGCAGTCGGCGGCGCTGTGGTATCGGACAGCCGACACCCTGCGCGGCGTCATCACGGATATGCGCAGTACAGCCGGGGCGCTGATCTCCGGTGTTCAGGCGCGCGAATTCTCCGAAACGCGGTTTCAGACGCTTCTTGCATCGGCTACGGCGGGGGATAGCGGCGCGGCGGCAGGTTTGGGCGCGGCGGCTCGCACGCTGCTGGACAACACCAAGGCTACCGCGACAACAGCGCTGGAAGTCGCGCGGGCGGAGGCGCGCGTGATCTCGGATCTGCAACTGGCGGGCGGTGTGTCGGATATCGAGGGCGCGCGGCATGACGTGATCGCTGGACTTCAAGATCAGCAAATAGCCCTGCTTGAACAGGTCCGCGACGCAATTAGTAGCGGCAATCCGTTGTCCGCGTCTGACATTGACGGCTTGAACGGTCAGCTCGGCGCGCTGGAGAACGCAATCGCTGCGGCGGAGATGATCAATTATGCGTTCTTGCAGGAGCGCCTTTCGGTGTCGGTTGATCTGATTGCGGATGCAGACATCCCTGCGGCGCTTCGTACTTTGCTAGACAATGCGGCAACCGGCATCATCGCAAACATCGACTATATCGTTCGAGCCGATGGTTTGACGCCTGACCTGCGGTGGCTGGCTTTGACCGGCGTGAGCACGCATATCAGCACGTTGGAACTTATCGCAGATGACAGGCTGACCAATGCGCAGCGCCAGATCGCCTTGCTTGATCTTGGCGCGGATACTGCGGTGCTGCGAAACGTGGTTATGCGCGCGACCTACGCGACAGACACGACAGCGGCGCAGCGCAGCATTATTGACGCCATCGGCGGCAGTGTGGACGGTAGAATTACGCTTGGCGGCTCGTTCCAGTTTGACCCGTCAACGGGCTTCCAGACTTGGTATGCGACCACAACGCGCGCAGCAATCACAGTTCCCATGGCGGGACTGCAATTAAGCCTAAATGCACTGGCGGACCAGATTCGCGCGGACATGGCCGACCGCGCAGCAGCAGCCGCGCGCGCCCAGTATCTTGCGGGGCTTCAGGCACAACTAGGCGCGGTAGCGGGCACACGTCAGACTGCAATTGACGAGGCCGCAGGCGTCATGGGTCAGATTCGTGATCTTGAATCGCGGACTGGCGTGGATATTCGCAACGGTTCCAGCGATGCGGTGATGGGTTTCCACGCAGGGGGTAACGTCAATTATCAGGCGTCTCACGTCAGCTACGGCAGCGGTTCTGATCTTGCAGGGTTTAATTCCGCGTTCCGAGGCCCGAACGGACTTGAGGCGCAACTGATGGCCCTCGGACGAATTCCAGCGACGTACAATCAGCAGATCAACGGACTTCGCGCCCAGATCGCGGGAATGGGGGCGGTGCCTGCATTCGCTACGGGCGGAACGCACATGGGCGGTTTGCGCATGGTTGGCGAGAATGGGCCTGAGCTTGAGGTCACAGGGCCGTCCCGCATCTACAGCGCGCCACAGACACGCGCGATGATGTCGGGCGGTGATAACGATCGACTTGAAATGCTTGTCGAAAAACTCACGATGGAGGTTGCGCGGATGCGGGACGAAAACACGCAGCTTGCGAAAAACCGAGGCACTGACCTGCGCCGGGTTCGCCTGATCGAAGAGCGCCGCGCGGCCGCAGAGGAGTTGCTATGACCGCAATTATGGTCATTCCCTTTGCTGTGACGGACGGTAACTTCGTGTCCAGCAACGTGCCAGAAACGGACTATCCTGCGTGGGTGGTCGGCACAACATACGCTCAAGGTGATCGGGTTATTTCAACGATAACTCACAAAATCTATGAGAGCGTGTCCGCTGGCAACACGGGCAATGATCCAACGTTGTCTGCCAACGTGCCGACATTTTGGCTAGTTGTCGGCAGCACGAACCGATGGCGTGCTTTTGATACGTCTCTTGGTCAGAGCGTCACCAATCCAGACACGATTGAGTACGTTCTGACCACACCGCAGCGGCTCGACAGCGTGGCATTTATTGGGCTGGTCGGAACATTTGTTCGGGTGATAGTCAAGGACGGATCGTCAACGGTTCGCTACGACATGACGCAAGACCTGCTCGACGTTAGCGGCATTTCGAGTTGGCTGGACTTCTTCTCGTATGATGGCAGCTACGATCCCGAAATCGTGTTTAATGATATCGGCGCGCTGTCTGGCTTCACGGTCGAGATTACAATCTCCACAATCGGAGGCACGGCTGAGGTCGCAGAGATTGTCGCAGGAAAAGCCGAATCGCTCGGGACGATCCTGTCTGGAACGCGCAGTGGCTTTACAGACTACAGCCGCAAGGAGATTGACGACTTTGGAAACATTACTATCGTGAAGCGCCCCACGGCACGGCGAGCAGAGTGGGAGTTGTCTTTCGAGACGCGGGCAAACCGCAGTATCCAGCGCGCACTTGAAGACGCTAGAGGCGCGCCCGCTTACTTCTACCCCGGCCCTGAAATGACCGATTTCTATGTCAGCGTATACGGCGTGGTTGATGACTTCTTTCCTGCGCTTGAGGGCGGCGGAACAACACAAGCGACCCTTTCCATCACAGGAGCAACCTAATGCCTCGGCCAGCGACATTTGTATTTCCAAACCCTCCGCCTGTTTTGGGCGATCCTGACTTTGCGGCGGATGCGCAGGGCTACCTTGGGGCGTTCCCCGATCTGTTGACCTACGTTGAAGAGATGGCGGACTTTTTGCAGACGGACTTTGCAACCGAGCTGGCCAACGGTTCGGCGGCATTGCCCTCTATGGCCTTTGCAAGCGACCTGAATACTGGTTTTTATCGCGAGGCAGTAGATCAGATCGGTGCATCAACGGGTGGGGTGCGGCGATGGCTTCTGAGCAATACGGCTTTTCAGGTCGATGTGCCTATCACGGGCACGGCTGTTGTGGCCAACAGCACTGACGTTACTGCGGGCCGTCTGCTGACAACAGCCGCAGGACCAGCGCAAGCATTCAGGCGCGGCAACATCGTCGGCACCGTCTCTCAGGCGGCTGGCGTGCCGACAGGTGCAGTGATCGAGAGCGGCTCAAACGCCAATGGACGCTATACCCGCTGGGCAGACGGGACGCAAATTTGCGTGAAGAGCATTACTGGACAAGGGCCGATTAATATAGCTTTTGGCAGTGGGTTTCGTTCTGACGCAATTACGATAGGTGCTTGGGCGGCGGTATTTTCGGAAGTACCTGTGAGGATGCTATCAACTTCTGAAGCTACCAATCTTTCGTGTTCAATCGAAGGATCTGGACCGGGAAGCGCCTCAAATGGTGGGTTTGCGCTATTAACGAGGTATGTAACCACATCATCCACAGCTTTCGTCGTTGACGCTATGGCTGTTGGACGTTGGTTCTAGAGGGGAACAACACATGAAAATTACAGTACATCTATCTGCCGCCTTACCCAGTCAGCCAGAGACCACAATGAGCGTTTCGGGCGACGTGGCGACTGTTAGCGGCGTGGCCTACGATCTTTCTGGGGTTCCAGAGGGCGGCTCTGCGTTGCCCGGTGGTGATCACCCCTTTGTGGGCACAATCAAGCGCGTCGGTGGGCAGGTCGAGGTGTCGGTGCATTGGTCTTACGATCCGGCCACCGCCTCACCAGATCAGGGCAGCGAGCATCTTGTTTTTGTAACCACGAGCGGCGCGGTTCCCGACCCCGTGCAGCGTTTGGAGGTGCAGCAATGACTTTCTCCCTGACCATCACAACGGCGGCGGAGATTGCTGCCCAAGAACAGCGGGCGCGCAGCGATGCCGTTACGGTTGAGCGAGACCGCAGGCTTGCGGCGGGGGCCGTTGTCGCCGTCACAGGCTACGGCGATATTCCTGTTAAAGGTCGGATACACGACCAGATCAATCTGATCGCACTTAGCGACACGGCACGCGACTCGATTGATGCCAGCATCTCTGGCGCGATCATCCCGTTTCGGGACGGTGACAACGTGATGCACATGCTCACGCCTCAGCAGGTTGCGGAACTGGCGCGAAAGGGCAAGGCGGCGGCATCGGCGATCTATGCAGCGGCATGGGCGATCAAAGACAGCGCTGAAATTCCCGCAGACTTTGCAGACGACGCGAACTGGCCTGCCTAAACTGACACAGAAGGCCATGAGGCCATGTAAAGCCCAATGTAGTACGGCGTAAGGAAGAATATGACCAGACCGACTTTCGACATGAAAATATCGCTGGGGAACGTGCTCTCCATTGGCAGCGTCGTGGTGGGCCTGACTATGGGCTACACGACATTGCGCGCAGACGGCCTTGAGACGCGGCGCATGGTGGCGACCATTGAGACCAGCGCGCTACAGCGGGAAAGCCGCTTGCGTGCGGTAGAAATCCAGCAAGCGGGGCAAAGCTCCGACCTACGGTCCATTCAGGCAGGCATCTTGGAAATAAAGGGGCTGATTAGCTCATTAAGTAAAAGACAACCATGACCTACAAAGTACCGAAAGGATAAATCAATGGACAAGGCAGCATTTTACAAGTCGCTTCGGAGGCGCGAAAGCGGTGTGTTCGGCACACGCCTTTCGCAGTCTCAGGTGAATGGTATCGAGGGCATCCTGACGGCGTTTGAGCAGGTCGGTGATGGCAGGTCCAGCACGTTGGCCTATGCCCTTGCCACAGCTTACCATGAAGTCGGCGGGCGCATGGTTCCAGTGCGTGAAGGGTTTGCCAGCACAGACGCGGGCGCACGGCGGGCCGTAGAGGCTTTGGCGCGCAAACGTGGGCCTAACAGCAACGTCGCAAAGTATGCCAAGCCACAGCCACCGCATGGTCATGTCTATTACGGGCGCGGCCACGTTCAGTTGACTTGGCTGGACAACTACCGCGACAGCAGCGCGGATGCGGGCGCGGATCTAGTCAAGACGCCAGACGCCATGCTTGATCCGGCCATAAGCGCCCGCGTGATGATCAAGGGCTTGCTTGATGGCCGCTGGAACGGTCGCGGTCACGGCCTGCGGTATTATCTGGACAAAGGCGATCTGAAAGGCGCGCGGCGCACGGTCAACATCACTGACAAATGGGCGGTTATTGCGGGCTACTACCGCGCGTTTCTGGCTGCAATTGAGGCAGGCGGTGGCGTGAGCGCAAAGCGTCCCGATCCGGTCCCGCCGATCATGCCCGCACCCGCTGACACAGACGCCCCTTTCATTAACCCCAAGCCCGCCCCGTCAGGTTTCTGGGCCGCGCTGCAAACCCTTTTCGCTGCAATCTTTGGAGGCCAAAAATGAACTATGCACCAATCGCGCGCATCTTCGTGCGCTACATCGTCGGGCTTGTGCTCGGCATGGACGCCGCCGACATAATGGCTGGTGATCCAGATATCATCGCGTGTGTCGCGCTGGCAATCGGGGCCGCAACCGAGGCCGCATATGCGCTTGCGGTCAAGAAGGGATGGGCGAAATGAACGATCCAGTTGGGACCAGCCTGCTGATCATCATTGTCGCGGTGCTGTGCATCGTCGGCCTGTTCATCTTGCTGTGACCCGCTATGCCCTCATCGCGGCGCTGGTGGCGCTGTGCGCGGCCCTCGGCGGGCTGTGGTGGCAATCGGGGCGCATGGGTAGCCTACAGGCTGACAATGACCGCCTAACGCGCTCCAATGCGGCCCTGACAATGACCGCGACACAGAACGCCCTTGCCCGCGACGTGGCGAAGGCATCGGCAGACAGACAAGCCAGCATTGCGGCGGCGGCCCGCGCCGATGTTGAGGCTATTTTGACGGGCGAATTTGGGGAGTGCAGCGATGCGTTATTGCCTGATAATCTTCGCACTATTCTTGACGGCTTGCGGCTCGACTATTGAGTATGTCGCCGTGCGTCCTGACGTACCGCCGGAGTTGCTAAAGCCCGTGCCAGTGTCGGACAGACAGGCGCGGACGTATCGGGATCTGGCATTGCTGGCGACCGAGCATTTAGCAGGGTTGCGGCAAGCCAACGAGCAAATATCTGCGCTGGCGATTATCGTGGGGCCGCAGTGATGTGGCTCCTCATCGCAACGCTATGTATTCAGACCAGCGCCACAGACGCAGAGTGCCGCCGTGACGTGCGCGGGCCGTATCATGCGCCCTTGGCTTGCCGCGAAATGCTTGCGCCTGTGCGTGACGTTCTGGTAAGCGTGGCGGGCGATCTGGGGGCGACTATAATCTTTCAATCAGTCCGGTGTGAAAAGGGGCAAGACCTATGAGCGTAGCAGTGGCGACAATTGAGCACATCAGTGGCGAGACGATCACCTTCGGGATGCGTGCGGACCCCGCATTTGACGGGACTGAAACGGTTACTTGCGATATTAAGATGGCAATCAACGGCTCTGTTGTGCCACCAAAAAGCGCCCCGGTGGTGGTGTCGATCACGCCAATTTTTCAGGGCGGTGACTACCTGTTTACGATAACGCCTGCTCAGTCCGAGGCATTGCAGGGGCGCTACATCACAGACGCCAGAATCGTTATGGCGTCTGGTTTTGTGGACTACCCCGCGCCTGTCGTGATTGTGGTGGCCGAAAGCGTCACGGCATGATTGTAACATGGTTCACACCTGCACGCCGCTCGTTTGAGTGGTTCGGGCAGACGGAAGGCACGCTGGCGCTAATCGAGCGGGGCGGCACAAGCGCGGTGGCGTCTGTGATCGGGGCGGCGGGGCAGGGAGTTCCTTCAGGCGGCGAAGAAGGACAGATACTCGCCAAGATCGACGCCACTGATTTCAACTCAGAATGGATCGCGCCGCCGTCTGGTGAGGTTGCCGCCCCTACATTCAGCGCCGAATTTACGCCGCTGACGGGTCAGACACAGGGCATCATTGTCGAGAGTAACGCCGTCACCGCAACCGGACGTGATGATTGGCTATGGCCGCTGGTCGCGCGTGGCGGTGAAGTACAGATTAACGCGCAGGAGTGGGGGCCGAACGGAGATATTCGCACGGGCGACACTGTCAAGATGCGGTTGACGACGGCTAGCACTGGCTTGACAGAAACCGTGGCATCGCTCTACGGGCAGGGGTTCACTAGGCTTTGGTCCGTCGAAACTGCTGATGTATCTATTTACGATCTCTACGCGGCCAACGGCTTCACCCCTCCGCTTGTGGCTGACTACAAAAACGAGGTATACGCCGTGGATGGTGTGGCCTCGACGTTTGACGATATGCACACGTTCGCGCGCGCCAGCGAGGCTACATACACCGATAGCGATGGTATCCTGCAAACGGTGGCTGCGGGTGTCCCACGTCGCGGGAACCACGTCTGGGATGGCGATGAGTGGGTGAATGAGGGCGTGCTGATCGAAAGCGCGGCGGCTACGAATTTGGTTTCGCGGTCGAATGACTTTAGCTTTACTGATCCTTGGGCTGTTCAAAGTACAGATATGACTGTAGAAAAAAATCAGACTGGCCCTGACGGAGTTGCAAACTCTGCAACTACTTTTTCAGAAACCAGCCCATTGCAGCCTTCTGCGAGGTATTTCCAAACCGCTGTTCCAAATGACAGTCAAACATACACTGCGTCTTGTTACTTTAAGAAAACAACAGCCGCCGCAACCTTCCCCGGTTTAGGTGTGATTTTTCTTTCTGGCACAAATGTTATATCGCAGATAACGATTAATACAGACAACGGGACGCTGACTAATAGAGTGATTAACGGGATTATTGCGCCGCTAAATAAAACGATTGAGGATGCTGGCGATTATTGGCGGGTGTCAGTTACTCAAGCGAACAATTCCAGCGGCGACACAAAAGTCCGAATAGATATTTACGCAGCAGTTAATTCGGACGCCTCTGGATCATGGACGGCTGTTGCAACCGGCTCAACAGTAATCTACGGCGCTCAACTCGAAGTCGGCTCCGTCCCATCCTCGTACATCCCTACCGCAGGCGCTACAGCCACACGCGCGGCGGAGACGCTGCAAATCGACGCGGCGAATATGCCAGCCTATACGGATGCAGTCAGCTTGGCGACGAAGGGGACTATGACAGGCGCATCATCAACGATTGCCCAGTGGCAGGCAGATGCAAGTAACAACATCCTCATTGCATCGGGCGCGTCAGACTTCACGTTCACGCAAGAGGTGGCAAACGTTGTCGATACCGTCACAGGCGGCAGCTACACAAGCGGCGTAAATGTGGGCTTTAACTTGGCGTCACGTCATGGGTCTACGTTCATCAACGGGGCTATTGACGGAACCGCACTGACCGCCAACACAACCCCAACGACACTTGCAGACCTATCAACTGCACCCTTTCAACTGGCCTCAATCGGCATCATGAACATCGGCCGAGTTCTTGCCTGGCCCGAGGACATTGGCGACACTGGTATCGAGGAGGCAAGCGCATGAGTTATAATCTAGGCACTGAAGAAGAGCCAATCATAGTTCTAGTAACCTACTCAGGCGGTATGCTTGATGCGACAATCCGCTGTGACAGCCGAGAGGCTTTCGATGCGGCAGCACTCTATGCAGGGCTGTTTTACGAGGTCATGGAAAAAGTCACAGACGAAGAAACGGGTGAGGTCACTCAGGTAGCTACGGGCGAAATCAAGCAAGCCAAAGGCGTTTACATAGATCACATCGGCCCTGTTATGATCCAGTCAGCGGAGTACGACAGCGAGGGTGTGGAAATTACCCCCGCTGTCTTTGACAACCGCCATCACGTAAACTTTCGTCTGGTAGACACAGCACTTGAGGGGGCCGATGAGTACGGCATCCTGAAATGGCATAAATGGTCTATGGCATGGTCGATCGGTGGATCACCTGACGAGGTTGTAAACACCGAAGAAGAGGCGATGAAACTATACGGGGTATCTCTTATTGACGTAGACACCATCCGTAGCCCGTCTCGCGTTTGGCTCTGAAGCAAGGTGATTCGCTTTCCATTAAATCACCCGACACCGAGCGCAGGGTGTGCGATATTGTTTTGCGTACGCCCAACTTGAGCCGCGTTGAGCGGACGCCCTCATAGTAAACGCGCATAAAGTCGCTTGGAAACTTCTGATCCTTGATTATGCGGCGTTGACGCGGAATCGAGGCGGTCATAAACTCACATAGCTTGTTCAAACTGAT